AAAGCATTTGAGGTATATGAGACGAAATTAAAAATGGCAATAGAAGAATTATTAAATAAGAAATATTTAACTTATGAAAATACGAAGAAGGAATTTAGTCCAAAATTTTCAGCAATGTTAGATGATATGAATAATACAGAGGGAAGTTGTTTAGTATATTCTCAATTTAGATCTGTTGAAGGTCTTGGATTATTTACAGAATTTTTAAATATGAATGGATATAAACAAATTGATTTAAAGAAAGTAGATGGAGAATTTTATTTAACAGACGAGGATATATTTGATGAGATATATGATAATAAGAGATATGTAATTTTCGATCAGGATAGAGAAAAGACGAAATATTTGATGAATTTATTTAATGGAGATTTTAAAAATCTTCCGAATGAAGTAATAAAAGTTCTTCCAGAAGATTTAAATCAACTTTATGGAAAAATAGTGAAATTATTCTGTATAACAGCAAGTGGTGCCGAAGGAATATCATTAAAAAATGTTCGTGCTGTATTGATAACAGAACCTTATTGGAATAATATTCGTATAGATCAAGTTATAGGACGTGCTATTCGTTCTTGTTCTCATGAAAATTTACCATTAAAAGATAGAAATGTGGTTGTATATAGATATATAATGAAATTTACAAAAACACAATTAGAAAAAGATTATTCTATACAGACATTAGATAAGGGAATTACAACAGACGAACATATATTATTAATGGCGAATAAAAAGATGGCGATAGTAAATCAATTTTTAAAGATGTTAAAGGCGAGTTCTTTTGATTGTATAATAAATTCTTATCAAAATAAACCATTAGAGAATGATTATAGATGTTATTCGTGGGCGTTAGGAGTAAATAAGAATGATTTGGCATTTACATCAAATATAAAGGATGATTTTAAGATAATGAAACATAAGAAATTTCAGATAGCGAAAAAGGGTAAGGGGAGAGTAGTAAGTAGAAAGGGAATTAAATATGTTGAAATAGATGGAAAAATATATAATTATTATAGTTATATTAATGCGGGAATATTAATACCAGAAGAAATATAAACAATAATAATTAAATATAAATAGAGAGAATGAATTGTAAATATAGACATTTAAATTCATGCTATTCGTGTAATTTTAAAAGTAAAAATGAATATTGTAAATTACATATAAATAATCGTAATTATATTTATGATATAATATATAATTCAATAGGGGTATTACCTATAAAATCTTCGAATGAAATTTTTAAAATATTTTCATATATATTTGAGAATCCGATATTAACGAAAGAATTAATATTTAAAAAAGTTCTTTCAACAATTATAAATAAGAAACAAATATTTATAAATTTATATTCAATACAAAAATTTAATAAAATGAATATAAAATCAATTATAGATGAAATTTATAATATTAATTATAATTCATATTATTATATTCAAAATCATAAAAATAAATTAGAAATAATAAAAAGAACAATTCAAAAATTCTTAATTAGAAATCATATATATAAAGAAGGTTTAGAGATAACGAATGAAAATGACCCATTTACATTTGATAAAATAAATGAGGTTAAAAATAAAGAAAGATTTATTTATAATGATGGTTCAAATATATATTTTTTTAAAGCAATTGAATTAAAATATTTTTTAGATACGAATGGAAATTGGAACCCATATACAAAGAAAGAGATATCTAATGAAATAATTAATAAATTGGATTTATTTATTAAATATAATAAATTAATTCATAAAAATAGAAATGATAGATTTAATTGGTTATCTGTAAATCAAGCATTTACGGATGTTTCGCAAATAATAGAAAAAATGGGATTTTATAATAATAGTGAATGGTTTATAAAATTATCTCCAAAACAAATTAAAAATACTATTCATTTATTTAATGTTATGTCATCATCGTCAAATAATGAAGCATATTTTATAAATATAGATGATAATAATATATATTATGATTTTGCCAAAGAAATAATAAGATTATTTGAAAATGGTAATTCAAATTTTCTTTCATGTTGTATTTTCATGAAATCAATTTCTGTATATAGTAGCGATTTTTATAATAGTCTTCCAGAATGGATTTCTGATATTGAAACACCATTAATAATAATAGATAATTCAAATCTATTTTATATATTATGGAATAATTTAAATAATTAAATTTATTTTTATTTAATAATTTACAAAAACATTTATAATTAATTTAATAATTTACAAAAACATTTATTTTATTAATTTTATATAATTTATATAAAAGATATATAATCAATTTTAATAATTTACAAAAAAATATTTATAATTTATTTAATAATTTACAAAAACAATATTTATAATTTAATAATTTTATAAAAGATTTATAATTAATTTAATTTTTATATAATCAATTTTAATAATTTACAAAAAAATATTTATAATTTATTTAATAATTTACAAAAACAATATTTATAATTTAATAATTTTATAAAAAATTTATAATTAATTTAATTTTTATAAAATCTATTTTAATAATTTACAAAAACAATATTTATAATTTAATAATTTACAAAATAGATTTATAATTAATTTAATTTTTATATAATCTATTTTAACAATTTACAATATAGATTTATAATTTATTTTAATAATTTACAAAATAGATTTATAATTTATTTTAATAATTTATAAAAACAATATTTATAATTTAATAATTTTATAAAAGATTTATAATTAATTTAATAATTTATTTTAACAATTTACAAGATAGATTTATAATTAATTTAATAATTTACTATAAATTTATAATCTATTTTAACAATTTACAAAAATAGATTTATAATTAATTTAATAATTTCAAAAACATTTATTTTATTAATTTTTATATAATCTATTTTAACAATTTACAAAAAATAGATTTATAATTAATTTAATAATTTCAAAAAATATAATTAATTTAATAATTTTATAAAAGATCTATAATCTATTTTAACAATTTACAAAAATAATATTTATAATTTATTAATTTTTATATAATCTATTTTAACAATTTACAAAAATAGATTTATAATTAATTTAATAATTTCAAAAACATTTATTTTATTAATTTTATATAATCTATTTTAACAATTTACAAAATATATTTATAATTTATTTTAATAATTTACAAAAACAATATTTATAATTTATTTATTTTATAAAAGATTTATAATTAATTTAATAATTTAAAAAATAGATTTATAATTAATTTAATAATTTTATAAAAGATCTATAATCTATTTTAACAATTTACAAAAATAATTATTTATAATTTATTAATTTTTATAAAAGATATATAATCTATTTATATTTTTTAATAATTTTAAAAAACAATATTTAATAATTTTAAAAACATTTAATAATTTACAAAAACAATATTTATAATTTATTTTAATAATTTCAAAAACAATATTTATTAATTTTTATAAAAGATATATAATCTATTTATATTTTTTAATAATTTTAAAAACAATATTTAATAATTTTAAAAACATTTAATAATTTTAAAAACATTTAATAATTTTAAAAACATTTAATAATTTACAAAAACAATATTTATAATTTATTTATTTTTAATAATTTTATAAAAAGATATTTATAATTTATTTAATAATTTCAAAAACAATATTTATTAATTTTTATAAAAGATATATAATCTATTTATATTTTTTAATAATTTTACAAAAATACATTTATAATCTATTTTAATAATTTACAAAATACATTTATAATTAATTTATTTGATAATATTTATAATTTATTATGTAATTATAAATGAAAAAAGAAGAAAATAAAGATTTTTATTATTCTATGAAATTAAAAACGGCATTAATAGGATTTATTTTATTTTTAATTTTATCTTCAAAATTATCTTATAAAATTCTTCAAACAATTTTTTTAAGTTTTAATAATAATCCTTTAATTATTTTAAATGAAAAAAATAAACCAACATTTATTTCTAATTTAATTATGGCATTTATTCTAGCAACTATATTATTTATTTTTTAGAACCTCTGCCTTTCTTTTTCTCAATAACAGGAGTACTACTACTAACTACATCACTTTCTAAATTTTCATCATCACTATTTTCAACTCTTGTTTCAGTTAATTTACTTGAAACATCATCGATAATATCTTCTTCCTCTTCTTCATCATCATCTTCTTTAACTTTTTCTGTATCACTATCATCGATGAAATTAATAGAATTATTAACAGAACATTTGAATTTGCCAGCATTCATTTTCCAAGTACATCCAAACTTTCCACCAGCAAACCAAATGCTATTAAGTTCAACAATTAATTGTGCCTTACCACTCTTTAATTTTCCAACAATTTCACTAAAATCAAGTGGTTCATTATCATCCATATTAAAACTTTGAAAATTAAATTTATCATTAATTACATCATAAGGAATTTTGAAATTAATTGTAGGAGGATATTTGCCAATAATTTTACCAGTATTTTTATCTTTATCTAATTTAATAATCGGTGAAAATAGACGAGAAACAAATGCCTTATTTCCATCAAAATCATCCTTAAACCACGGTTCACGATTATCAAATGCATCATTAATAATTTTTGTTTCAATATCTCTCATCTTATTAAGGAAAACTTCAATCTTAGGATTTTCATCTTGACCTTTGAAAGAAAGAGTTAAATTATATTTCTTATCTTTTTTCTCAATTTTTTTATCTGCCTTTTTATCTTCAAAACCTTCACTAACTCCATAAGGAAGAAACATTACAGGTGTTTGAATTCTCAATTTACTTGAACCATAATTGATATATACTGCTTTCGCACCAGATGCGAGAGTTTTAACTTCTGAATATTTGAAATTATTTACATTGATATCTTTTGGGGCAATTGGCGAAGACATTTTGAGACTTGAATTAATATATAAATTATTTCTTTAAATGAAAAATCATTTTTTATTTGTAAAAAAATGATTTAGAAAGTATTTATTATAATTATCTATGAATAATAAACACGAAGTTCGAAATCGTCTAATAAATCTATTTCAAGAAAATTTACCTTTATCTGAAATAGAAGCAAAAGACCTCGAAATAGGTATATTTAATGCGTCTATTGATTACGCAAATTCTCTCAAAATTCCATTATCATGGACTTGTGATTTATTTGCTGATACTTATATAAATATCGCAATTTCTATTTATTCCAATTTAGATAAAAATTCATATATTAAAAATGAAAAACTTATTACTCGTTTGAAAAATCGTGAATTTCTTCCTCATAAACTCCCTTACATGTCCGCAGAAGATATGTTTCCTGAGATTTGGAAAGATATCATAGAAAAACAAAAGAAAATGATTAAAGGTGCCTATGAAATTAAACAAATAGCAATGACTGATGCCATTAAATGTGGAAAATGCAAACAGAATAAAATTACTTATTATGAATTACAAACTAGAAGCGGTGATGAAGCAATGACACAATATTATACTTGTATTTGTTGCGGTCATAAATGGAAACATTAAAAAATGTATTTAAAATATATCAATTATTTAAAAAATGATAAAAACATTTATTTAATTTTTTTTGTCAATGAACCATAACGACATTATCTCTGGTGTTGCGACTGGCGTTATCTCTGCCGTTATCTTCAATCCAATTGATAAAGCTATTTATGTTTCTACGACCAAGAACATTTCTATCTTTAAAAAAGAAGTTTGGAACAAGTTTTATAAAGGAACTATGAGTACTGTTATGACACGTCTCATCACATCTGGACTTTATTTCTCTTTTCTCGACAATCTCTCCGCACAATATTCACCTCTTCAAACCGCAGTTTTAACATCTGTAATTTGTAATTCACTCACAAATCCAATACAACTTACCAAATTTCATAGTTGGTATAATAATATTTCTATAAATGATAGTTTGAAAAACATTTATAGGACATATGGAATTAGGGGATTTGGAATTGGTTTCGTCTCAATCTTATCAAGAGATATATGTTTCAACTTTTCATATCTCTCTTTCAAGAAAAAGGACGAACATCTTCACAATCTTTCTATCATCACACTCTCACTCATAGCAGTATCTCCATTAAATCTAATAAAGAATAAGAAATATGCTAGTAATGAAAGTCTTAATAATATTATCAAGAATTTCAAGTTTCGTCAATTGGGTATTTCCTATTCGGTTTTGAGAACATCATCATGTTTCTATTTCAGTCAGTACCTTTATGATTTTACCAAGCAAATCTTTTCAAAATAAAAATTTTTTATAATTATTTCTTACCCTTCTTATAACAACATTCAAAACCCTTGGCATTTTTTCTAATAAAAGGATAGTCTTTATTTAAACATTTACTTCCTTCTGGTCGTCTTATTTTAGGACAATTATTTTTATTTTTATTTTCAGTTCTTTTATTTTTATTTTTCGTTTTAACTATATTTTCTAATTCTTCTTTTTCTTTTGATAATGATATTTTAGATGTTGTTGAACCAATAGGAGATTTATCAATAGACCATAAATAATAATCAATTGAAACCTTTTTTAATAATTTTTCTATTATTGAAATTATTTTTGCTTTTTTCTTTATTATTTCATAATAAATTTTACTATCGCAACTTTTTGAAATTAATCCATTTACTCGTGCTACTGATATATAATTATGTATAATAACTTCTCTTTTTAATGTTGGATGATTTAAAGGAATATCATCATGCGATTTATAGCGAATACATCTGCCTTCGACTTGTGTTTTTGCTGATGAATTCCAAACTGGATCTATTTGGTGAAGATGTTGAATATGTTTAAATGAAATACCTTCTTTTATTGAAGGAGAACCTAAAATAATTTTAATATTACTTCCATCAATATTAGAAACAGAATTAAGAATATTTTTAACATCTTGTTTATTATCATCATTTAAAGAAGCATCCCAAATAACAAATGTTTTATATTTTTTAATACCATCTTCAATATAATTATTCCAACCATTTTTTTTTAAATATTCAGCAATTAAATATAGACAATAATTGATAAAATTAGAATATACAACATGCTTTCCATCTAAAACTAATAATTCAAATAATTTTTTTAATTTAGGAGCATATTCAGTTAAATTTGAAAAAACCTTATCTTTAAATTTTAATCCATATGTGGATATAGATAATTGTCTTTCACTAATACAAAATAAATTTGAAAATTCACTAGTATTATTTGTAGTAGAATTAGCAATCATATAATCTTGTGTTTTACTTAATGGAATTTCGATATTATCGATAATAGATTTAGGATAAGCACTTAAATCTTTAATTTTATAAAAACTAACTTTGCCACGTAATTTATCAATTAAAAATTCTAAATCACTAATATCTCTATTTAATTCAGAATCTTTAATATTAGGACATAAATTAAGAACTAATTCTATAAATTGACCATAATTATCAAAAACGGGTGTGGCAGTTAATAAAAAGAATTTAGAACTATTATTTGCTAATAATGTCATTAATCTCATAATAACACCATTAATCATTTTAGTATTACTTGAAATTTTATTATTTTCAATTATATTATCTAATATCTTAGATTGAATTCTTGAAGTAATTAAATTATGAATTTCGTCAATAATAACAATTCTATTTGTAGTAATATCATTTATTAATCCTTTAATATCATTAGATTTCATTAATTTTATTCGCAGACTTTCATAAGAAATAATTTCATAATTTTCATTAATTTTTTTCATAAATTTTTTACGAATATTATCTTTTTCACTTTTAGATGTATTAAAATTATTATATTTATTATAATCATCAACGCTAATATATCTATTTAATCCACAATTTTCAGAAATTAATTCATCTATAAAATTTGTTTTTAATCTTGCTGGTAATATTATTAATGCTTTCATATTTTTATATTTATTTATAATACTTTCAACAATTGTAATCGCAGTACAAGTTTTACCAGTTCCTATACCATGAAATATAAGCATTTTATCAATAGAAGAATATTCATCAATAATATAATCTGATAAAAATACTTGTTGTTTTAATAATTTACCTTTAAAATCTTTTAATATTTTATATTTATTATAAACAAATTTACGTGATTTAAAATCTTTAATTTTATCTTTACTAATTTCTTTAATTTTAATTTTATCTTTACTAATTTCTTTAATTTTATCTTTAATTTTATCTTTACTATTTTCTTTTAATGAAATATTATATTTAGAATTTAAAATATCTAATAACATTGTTCTTAAATTTTCTTCTGTTTTTTGATTTAAAAATTCTTGTAAATTTACACCTTTAAAATCTTTTATATCTAAACGTAAATATAAAAGATGATTTATTAATTCTTTTTTATTTAAATTATCTATTTGATATATATCTTTAATAAGTTTATTAATATCTGATAATTTAATTTTATCATTACTTAAAGAAGTTAAATTAGTTGTTTTAAAATTATCTATACGAACATAAACTAATATTCTATCTCCTTTCGTAAATGAAAAACATAAATCTTTTTTATCAACAGCAAAATTTAAATTACAATTTTTTAAATTTAAACAAAATTCTTCATCTTTCTTTAAATTCCATCTATATTTCATTAAAGAACAAGGATATTTATTGCCAGTTTTTACTTCATCTTTTTTAGCAGGGTCAAATGTTTGTTTCGTCCAACCATTATAAACATATCTATTATCATTACAAGTAATACCAACAATAGAATGAGAAAGTTTAATTTCTTTATGATTGAAATTATCAATAAGACAACTATCTAATATATAATCAACACCATTAAAAGTTATGATATCATCATATTCTCTTATACCTTTAAATTTAATATTATAATTAGATAAATCATGAACCTCTGCTTCATCTTTAAATTTAGTTTTCATAAGATTGAAACCTTGATTTATAATATCTTTTTTAAAAAGTTTTGAATGATATAAAATAATATAATCAGGAACATCTTCAATAATTTTTAAAATTTCATTTTTTTCTTTTGTTATATCACCTTTGACATAATTATAATTTAATAAAAGTTGATTTTTAACATATGATATATTTGTTTTTTTATGAAAATTAATAATATTAGTATTAGTTTTATAATCATGATAAATGTCAAGAACTTTTGGTGTTAATTTTTTTATAAATGAAGGATAAAAAAAATTATTTAAACCAAAATTTGAAATATTATTTTTAATTTTTTCTTTAATATATTTTTCTATTGTTGTATCATATTTTTTTAAAAATTTAAATAATAATAATTGAGGTTGTAAATGATTATAATATTCAGCAATTGATGGATCATTATAATTTCTTTTGAGAATATTTTTTAAAATATTGAAAAATTTATCTTTTTTATCCCATTTTTTACTTTCTTTAATTAAAATTTTTCTAGAATATTGACTATATAGCGTAGACATTAAAATACTATTAAACCAACAAGAACCAACAAATTGAGGAATAACTTTTAAATCATTACATATATCTCCTCCCATTATCTATATTATTATTATTTATTTAATTTGCTATTCTGAATTTTTGATATTGTTTTAAGAACCATAATTTTTTATATGATATATTTTTATTTTTTATTTTTATTTTTTTATCATATATATCATAATTTTCTATTATCTTGTCTGATAATTTTTTTATTAATTCTTCTTTTGTCATTCCATTAAACCATTCATCTATATCTTTTGATAATTTATCAATATTATAATAATTATAATCTGATAAATAAAAATATAAAAGATGTTCTTTTAATTCTTCTTCATTTAAAATTTCATATTCATTATCTAAAATTTTAATTTTATTACTACTTAAAGAAGTTAATTTGGGTGTTTCATATTCATCTATACGCACATATATTAATATTCTTTCATCTTTATCAAAAGAAAAACATATATCTTTATTATCTATATTTAAACAAATATCATCATTATTTTTTAAATTCCAATTATATTTAATTAAAGAATCAGAATTTATATATATATATTTATTATTATTATGTGTAATTCCAATAATAGAATGACAAATATCATTATCATATTTATTAATAATACAACTATCTAATTTATATTTAATATCATTGAATATTATAATATCATCATTTATTTTAAAATTATAATTAGATAAATCAAAAAGATTTGCTTCTTTATCATTATTAAATTTAATATTTAAAATTTTAGAATGATATAAAACAATAAAATTAGGTATATCTTTAATAATTTTTAAAAAATCTTCTTTTTCATCATTAATATTAATTTTTTTATTATAATTTAATAAAAATTTATTTTTAATATTTATTTTTTTATGAAAATTAATTATATTTTTATCATAATATATGTCAATAACTTTTGATGTTAATTTTTTAATAAATAAAAGATAATAAAAATTATTTAAATTATTTTTTTCTATATCATATTTTTTTAAAAAATTTAATAATAAAAATTCTGTTTCTAAATTATTATAATTTCTTTTAAGAATATTTTTTAAAATATTAAAAAATTTATCTTTTTTATTCCAATTTATACTTTCTTTCATCATCATTTTTCTAGCATTTTGACTATATAAAATAGACATCAAAAAACTATTAAACCAATTAGAACCAGTAAATTTAGGAATAATTATTAAATCTTTTTTAGGAATATCATAATTAACAATTAATTTATCATATAATATTATTCTTAAATTTTCAATTGATAAATTATCTAAATATTCATAATTATATTCTTTATCCTTAAAATATAAAATATGTTTTATTAATTCTTCTTTATTTAAATCATCTATTTGATATATATCTTTTATTAATTCATTAATATCTGATAATTTAACTTTATCACTATTTAAAGACGTTAATTTAGGTGTTTCAAAATCATCTATACGAACATAAACTAATATTCTTTCACCTTTTCCAAAAGAAAAACATAAATCTTTTTTATCAATTTCAAAATCTAATTTACATTTTTTAGAATTTAAACAAAAATCATTATCTGTTCTTAAATCCCAATCATATTTCATTAAAGAACAAGGGAATTTATTACCAGTTTTAACCTCATCTTTTATAGCAGGATCAGATGTTTTATTAGACCAACCATTATAAACATATCTATTATCATTACAAGTGATACCTACAATTGAATGACTTTTATTTATACTATATAAATTATAATTAATTAAAAGACAACTATCTAATTTATATTTTAATCCATTAAAAATAATAATATCATTATATTCTTCTATACCACGATGTTTTATATTATGTGTAGATAAATCAAAAATATCTGCTTTATCATTATAAATATATTTAAGATAATTATAATTATTGATAAATGTTTTTACATTAATTAATTCAGAATGATATAATATAATATAATCAGGAATATCATTAATAATTTTTTTAATTTCTTCTTTTTCTTTATCAATATCAGTTATTGAATCATTATATCTATATACATTTTCACCATTTGATTTAGTTACTATATCAATAGTTTTATGTAAATTAATAATATTTTTATTATTTGATTTATCACAATAAATATCGAGTATATTAGGATTTAGAATTTTAAGAAAATTTTGAAAATATAAATGATACCAAGAAAAATTTTTAATATTATTTTTAATTTGATTTTTAATGTATTTTTCTGTATTTATATCATATTTTTTTAAAAATTTAAATAATAATAATTGAGGTTGTAAATGATTATAATATTTAATAAGTGATGGATCATCATAATTTTTTTTAAGAATATATTTTAAAATATTAAAAAATTTATCTTTTTTATCCCAATTTATACTTTCTTTAATTATTATATTTCTTGAATATTGACTATAAAGAATAGACATTAAAAAACTATTAAACCAACAAGAACCAACAAATTGAGGAATAACTTTTAAATTTTCACAGATATCACCCATATATTTATTATAAATATATAATAAATAAAATAAAAATAGATTAGAAATAATTAGATTTCAATATATCAAAAAATATTTCTTTTAATTCATCATTTGTTTTTAAATTTAATAATGTTTCATAATCTTTTATTAAAAAATTATTTATAAATTTTTTCTTATTATCTATTTTACTTTTCATAGTAAAATCTGTATATATTTTGAAATAATCAATTATTATTTCATCTAATTCTTGTTCTGTTTTTTCATCCAAATTTATTTTTTTCTTAAAAAATAAAATGTGATTTATTAATTCTTTTTTATTTAAATCGTCTATTTGATATATATCTTTTATTAATTCATTAACATTTGATAATTTTACTTTATTACTACTTAAAGAAGATAATTTAGGTGTTTTTAAATCATCCATACGAACATAAACTAATATTCTATCACTTTTTCCAAAAGAAAAACATAAATCTTCTTTATCAATTTCAAAATCTAATTTACATAATTTAGGATTTAAACAAAAATCTTCATCTTTTCTTAAATCCCAATCATATTTCATTAAAGAACATGGAAAATTATCACCAGATTTAAATTTATCTTTCATAGTAGGAACATATGTTTTATTAGACCAACCATTATAAACATATTTATTATTATTACAAGTGATACCAACTATTGTATGACTGGGATTATTGTAATTTTCTAATAAACAACTATCTAATTTATAATTAATACCATTAAAAGTTATAATATCCTTATAATCTTTAATACCATCTATTATAAAATCATAAGATGATGAATTATAAACATCTGCTAGATTTTTATTTGTTTTATTTAAATAATCATAAAATAATTCAATTCCTTTAAATTCTTGTAATTCAGAATGAAATAAAATAATAAAATCAGGAATATTATTAATAATATTTAAAATTTCTTTTTTTTCCTTAACAATATTATTATATGAATCATTATATTTATATGTATAATCATCATCATCATTAATTATTAAATCAATAGTTTTATGTAAATTAATAATATTAGTATTAGTTTTATAATCATGATATATGTCAAGAACTTTTGGTGTTAATTTTTTTATAAATGAAGGATAATAAAATTTAAACCAACCAAAATTCAAAATATTTTGTTTTATTTTTTTTTTAATATATTTTTCTGTATTTATATCAAATTTTTTTAAAAATTTAAATAATAATAATTGAGGTTGTAAATGATTATAATATGTAGCAATTGACGGATCATTATAATTTTTTTTAAGAATATATTTTAAAATATTAAAAAATTTATCTTTTTTATCCCAATTAATACTTTCTTTAATTATCATTTTTCTAGCATATTGACTATATAGCGTAGACATTAAAAAACTATTAAACCAACAAGAACCAACAAATTGAGGAATAACTTTTAAATTTTCACAATTCATTTTATTTAATATTTATATTTTTTATTAAATTAACTTAAATAAAAAAATGAATAATTAAATTATTTAATTAATTAATGGAAGGTATTGATAATATAGGCGGAACGTGTGCTATAAATAGTATTCTTCAAATTATAATTAGAAATAATAATCTTCGTTCAATTATTTTAAATTCTTCACCATCGCCAAATTCTTTAACATATGAATTAAAAGAAATAATTGATTTAATTCATAATAAAAATAAATCAATTACTCCACATAAATTCATTAATTTCTTCTTCGAAACATTTAAAGGAATTTTTAATAAATACGAACAAATAGATATTAATGAATTATGGATATATTTATATAATAAAATATTTGAAGAAATTGCTGTAAATTCAATACCTATACAATATATATCATCTATTTATGATAAACATAATTATGATATATATATTTATAATAATAAAAAAACATGTGAATTAACAGATAACGTTCAGGGTTCATTTATTAATATAATTGAATGTTATAATTGTAAAAATAAATCATATTCATTTGAACCATTTATATCAATGTCTCTTGATATAAGTGAAAATCAATCAATAGCGAATTTAATAATAAAAAGTTTATTATATGAGATGAGAGATGCTGATGATTGGAAATGTGAAAAATGTAATGAAAAGTGTCGTTATATAAAGATGAAAAAAATATGGAAATTGCCAAAAATTCTATTTATATCATTAAATCGTTTTAATGAAAAATTTGAGAAAAATAATTCAAATATTTATATAAATAATCGTATTAATTTTAATGTATCAACAATAGAGACAGCAGATAAAGAACAAATATATAATATTCAGAGTTTAGGTCTTCATTATGGAAATTTATTAGGAGGTCATTATACGGCATTATGTAAAATAAATGAAGATTATCATTTATATAATGATAATATAGTTACAAAATATAAAAAAGATGATATATATGAGGAATTAAAAAATAATAATTCGGCATATTTAATAGTTTATGAATTAGAATAAAATTGATTATCGATAGTTTTAAAACTTGCTAAACCTTCAATAAGTAATAAATGATGAAAATTTTTAATATCGCCTCCTTTTTTTAAATATTCATCTCTTAATTTAATAATATGTAATTTACCTATCATATAACTAAGAGATTGTGTAGGAATACATATATATCTTTCAATTTCATTTTTAATATCAGTATTTTTATTAGGAATATATGATTTCATAAAATCGAAAGCTTTTTTATAAGTCCAACCATAATAATTAATACCAGTATCTACAACTAATCTTAATTTTCTTAATAGAGACATATTATTATTATCATCATAATTTTCGCAATATGTTTCCATATAAAAGGCGAAACCTTCGACTAAAGCTGTATTAAAATATTTATAATATTTATATTTAGGAATTTTATAAAATTTCATATAATCAAAATGGAAACTATGTAAGCATTCGTGCATTATTAATGGATATAATTCATTTTTAGAAATTTCATTAAAATAAGATAAATTTATAAATATTTTATGTTCTAATGGTTTATAATATGCTAATGGTGAATATTTTTCATTATTTTTATCTATTTCTTCAATAATAAAAGGTTTTTTTGGTTTATAATTAAAATATTTTTCTAATATATTATTATAAATATAAGTAGAATATTTTAAACAATCATCAAACATTTCAATACGTGATTTATATAATTCAATTTTAACATTTTTTTTAACATCTTTTAATAAATTTAAACCTAATTTATGAATTTCTACTGGTGATATATCTAGAAAACCGATATTTTCTTTTAATAAATTAGTATAGATATCTTTACCATTTTTTAAATAACATATACCAATTTCATTTCTACAAAAAGGATAATAATGATTTTTAAGAAAATTATATAAAAATGAAAATCTATTATATTTTTTAATTTCATTCATATATTTTTTAATAATCATTTTTGGATATGTTATTTTTAATTTTAATCCTTCTTTTGCTCGTTCAATTGAAGTTTTAATTAAAATATCAAAATCTTTATTTCTTGATTTTTTAAATAAAGCATTTTTAGGATAAAGATTATCATTTTCATCAAGAAAAATAGTAATATTATTTTCAAAAGATGAGAATAATAATAAATATAATTTATTATCAATAGAATATTTAGAAATTTCTAATATATATTTTAATTCAATATCACTAGTATATTTATATTTATCAATTATTTTTAATTCTTTATTAATATATTCATTTGATAAATGATTATCATAATGAGATAATGTATTTTTATCTCTTTTTCCAAAAACAAATCTTTCTATGGGAGATAATTTAAAAATATCATTCATATAATTTTCATAATCATTCATTTTCTAAATAGAATAATTATAATTATTTAAAAGTAGAATATGAAAATAATTTTACCTATTATAATATCTTTAATAATAATATTTTTTTTAATTTTAATAATTAATCATAAATATTATTTTAGTGAAGATTTTGTAGGTAGTTATGACCAAAATACAATCGAAGATATAATACCAATATTATATGAACCATCAAATCCATATTTAAAAGAAGAATTATCAGAATATGAAATAATAGATATTTATAAAAGGATATTAGATCGACCACCTAATATGGAAGAATTAAAAATGAAAATGCTTTTATCAAGGGATGATTTAACAGAAGAATTATATAATTCACATGAATATTATAAATTAACAAGTGTTCAAAATAATTTGGCAGAAGGTGGTATTGAAAGTTCAATAGCAAAAAGAAATTTATTAAGAAAAATAATTAGTTTATATAAAACTAAATATCAAAAAGAACCAGATGATAAAATATTAATGCCTTTAAGAGATTGTTATATTCATTTAAGAACTAATAAATTTTTATTTAAAGCATTTTTAGAATCGGATAAATATTTAACATTTGAAAATGATGTATTAACATCAAAAACAATAACAAAAAAGATTTTACTTGAAATATTTAATAAACATTATAATTTATTGGAATTAAAAATAAAAGCAGAAGAATTAATAAAAAATTCAAAAGGAGGTATTATAGATAAATCAAAAGACGAACTTGATGTCGAAGCACTTAAAAAAGAATTATCAAAGATTACAAAAGAACCAACGCCTGTAATAAAAAAGGAAACACCGCCTAATGTATCAAATACAAATGAAATTAATAAATATTTAAATGAAAAATTTAATACACCTGATAATAAAGAAACATTTAATACAGATGATAATAAAGAAACATTTAATACACCTGATAATAAAGAAACATTTAATACACCTGATAATAAAGAAACATTTAATACAGATGATAAATCGAAATTAATTACAAATGAAGATAAAATTAATTTAAAAGAACAATTTAATACAACTGAGAATGGTGATTTAAGTTCAACAATTAGAAGATATATAGATAATGCTATTGCTTCAAATCCAAATTTAAAATTTTTGACAGAAGAAACTAAACCTAAAAAAGAAGAAGAAAAACCAGTTGAAATTAAAAAAGAAGAAAAACCGAATGAAATTAGAAAAATTACAAGTGAATTACCTGAAAATAGTGAATTATATGTTCGTATTTATAATCCAATAGATTATAAACAAAAATCTTATACAGGTGATGCTCGTTTTAGACCTCCTATATGTACTTCATTAGGACAAAAAATATTAGAACAACCTATATATATGAATTCTTCGATAATAAAAGGAGAAGATATAGATACGGTATTTAATCAAACACAGGTTGGAAGTATAATGCCAAAATTTATTTATAAAGAATATCAAGATGTTCGTATTAGATAAAAAATTATATTTCCAAGATAATATCATTATATTCTTGATAATTATTACAACGACGAATAACAAATTCAGTCGCATTATCAAGTCTATCATCGGCAAAATATATAACCATATATCTATCATCAATTTCTAATACGAAATAATTTCCATTAACACATAAGACCCAATTTTCAAAACCAATTTTTACAGAAACGGAACAAGCAAATTCTGCCATATCATTAATATCAATATCTAATGGTTCATGGAAACAATAAGAACCAACGGCATAATCATTTTTAATAGCATAGACTTTTTTAATTTCGTCGGCAATAATTTGAATAGAATTCATTTAATAAGAAATAAATATAATATAAATCAATTTTTTTTATTTGAGTATTTTAATTAATACAATACATGAAAATATTATTAATTAATTTATATTCAGATATAGATAAAATTAAAAAAAAGAATTTTAAGGGTATTTTTAAAGATAAGGCAAAATTGATTATAAAAAATTGGGATGATAAAAAAGGGATAATATCTTCATTAAAAAAAATAGATGGTATTATATTATCAGGTTCTGATTATAGAATAAAAAAAATAAATAAGGGAATAGTACCTGATGAAGTTTTTTTATCAAAAAAACCAATTTTGGGAATATGTTATGGATTTCAATATTTAGTATATTATTATTCGAAATTAAATAATATCAAATCATTTAAAATGAAAAATTATAATAAATATGATAAAAAATTAAAAATAAAAATGCCATTTAAAATAAAAACAACGAATTATAGATTTAATCATCATGATTATATAATTAAAGTTCCTAAAAATTGGAAAGTAAGTATAAAATATAAAAAAATAATATATATGGCATATGATACTAAAAATAAAAATATAGGTATTCAATTTCATCCGGAAGTATATAAAAAATCATCAAATTTATTTTATTCAATGTGGTTAAAATATATATCTAATTAATCGCAAATATATCTCATTACGACATTCATCGTTTGTAATTCTTGTGTTAATAATTTAAATGCGTAAGGAATACGAACTTGAACTATATCATTAGAATTTTTACAATAATGACATTTATATATATTCTTTTCAATATTAACAGAAGCAATCATACCACACTCTTTACAAATAAATACTCGATAATTATCAGCACAATCTAACATTTTTTCTTTTAAGAATAATGAAGAACCATGACCTATGAAACAATCTCTTTCCATTTCTCCTAATCGTAATCCACCACCTCTTGCTCTACCTTCGCTACATTGTCGAGTAAGCATAACAATGGGACCATTACTGCCTCTCGAATGAATTTTATCAGTAACCATATGTTTTAATCTTTGATAATATGTGGGACCAATAAATATTTCAGTTTTAATTTGTTCGCCAGTTCTTCCATTATACATAATTTCATTTCCATATTTTTCCATTCCATTATTTTCTAAATGTTTAGCAATATCTTCAACAGTACATCCTGAAAATGGTGTAGCATCACCATATGCTCCTAATTGACAACCAACTTTACCCATAATACATTCCATAAGTTGTGCCATAGTCATTCTAGAAGGAATAGCATGAGGATTAATAATAATATCTGGAACAATACCTTCTTTTGTAAAAGGCATATCTTTATGATCATAAACCATACCTAATGAACCCTTTTGAGCTGAACGAGAAGCGAGTTTATCGCCGATTTCAGGTTTTCTATTTTTTCTGATACGAATTTTACAGAATTTATAACCTTCACTATTAGTTCCTACATAATTCATATCAATATAACCATCATCATTTGCTTTCATAGAAATACTATTATCTTGATAAGTAGTTTTACCATTCATTTTTCTAGGCATAACTTTTCCAACAATAACATCACCATTTTCTACATAAGTATTTTTAGGACAGAACCCATCTTCTTCTAATTTATCATATGATAAATTTTTAACATTACACATAGTTTTAGGATTAACGAATATTTCTTCTTCACTTGAACTATGGTTTTTAGTACATTGGTCTCTAATAATTTTATAATAAGTACTTGTAAATAAACCTCTATCTAATGCTGATTTATTAATCATAACACTATCTTCTTGATTAAATCCGGTATGTGTCATAATAGCAACAATGGCATTTACACCAGATGGCAATTCATTAGAATATGTATATTTAGATAATTTAGTTGAAACTATATGACGTTGAGGATAATTGATAATATTTCCCATAGTATCAGTTCTATTATTGAAATTACTCATATAAATTCCTAATGCTTGTTTTCCCATAGCACAATTACTGACGGCAAAACCATCACCGCCAATAAAACTATGATAATCACAATTTTCGATAGTTAAATCACTAATTTTATTATTAGTATTAAGGAATTTGATTAAGAATGGAATAAACATCATATTACCTTTAAAATCAATTAATTTTGCGAATTCATCAAATGAATATTTTTTAATAATTTCGTCATTTCTATATGTTTCTAATAAATAATTAGAATATTCATATTTAATAGCTAATTCTTGAAGTTTTTTATTATTATAACGAACACCGATGATATTATAGAAATCATTGGGATTAATTAAATTAAATTCATCTAATAAATTATTAATAAATGTATCTTTAACATAATTATTACTTAGATAACCAGAAAGATATTCTCTTTTAACTAATTTACTTGATTTTAAAATCCATAAATCTAATTTTGATAAAATATCTTCAATAAATATACGAAATTTAATATCATTATTAAATCCAATAATATTAATATCTTTATCAAAACTTTCTTCGTCTTCTTTTGTTAGAAATAATAAATTATTAGATTGATAATAACCAACAAGACGAGCAATAATAGGCATATAATAATCATCATTATTAAGATTATTTAAAATTTTAACGATTTCAATAGGAGTATTATCAATATAATCTGCTTGAAGATGAATACCTAATTTCATAGTATTATCTAAATTTTTAACTTTAATCCATCCTTGATTAGTCATAAAATCATGATCGTATGTAGCAGTGATAGTTCTTCCAGAAATAATTTTAATATTATAAACCAATTTATTAGTAATTCTATTATAATGATAAATAACTTTTGAGATTGTAGTTTTCATATCATTTGGATTGAAACAAACGACTTCATCGCCAATTTTAATATCACAAATATATTTATAATTTCCATTACTTAATAATACTTTTTCGAGTTCTCCTAAACATTGATAACAATTTCTAGGAGATTGATTGTGATCACTAAATGGAATATTAACACCTAAAATACCATTCATAAGACTTGGATGAATTTCGCAATTAGTATATTTAATAGGCATATAATTGCCAGTTTCTTTTTTATTTAAATCCTTCCAATCCATAATAATCATAGAATTATTAATTTCATTACAATCAAGATATTCGATAAAACCTTCTTCATTATCAATATTAGGAACAATGAAATTATCAAATGTTTTATTTCTAATATAATCTTTCCATTTCATTCCTTTTTCTCTTAAAATTTTATTAATTCTTAATTCACTCTTACAAGTTTCTTCATTATAATCAACAATTAATAAAGGTCTATACATGCGTCCTGCTTCTGTACTAATAATAATACCTTTTCTCATAATATTCCATACAATAGATGTCATAGGATAAATGATACCACATCTTTTATAATGTTTAAGAGTTTTATATAATTCAACAGGATTATTATGATAACCAATAATATCACCATTAATTTGAATAAATACATTTGAAATATTGCCTAATTCTTTCAAATAAGAACTAGTTTTATCTTTATCAATATTATAACTATCATCATAAATATTTGTTCCTAATTCAATTAAAATATTACGAATATGAGTAGAATTCATAGCAATTGAAACATTAGTACTCAATGCCATATTTTTAACTAATCCAACAGAAGCACCTTCGGGAGTTTCAGCAGGACAAATCATATTAATTTGAGAATTATCTAATTTACGAGGTTGAACTAGTTTTCCATTTTTTTCCATAGCAGTATTAATACGTCTTAAATGTGATAAAGTTGAAGCATAAGACATACGATTAAGAACTTGTGAAACACCTTGACGAATATTTTGGAAACTACCAATACTTTTGATACCCCAATTTCCGGTAGATAAAGAATATTTTAACCAACTTTCTAATAATGAATGTTTAAAATATCTATGAATATTACTATCACTAATAATATCAGTAGTTAATGAAGAATGACTGGAACGCCATAAATTCATTTCTCTTTCAATTAAAGCTTTGATTTCTTTTGTCATTTTTCCATAACATTGACGAAATAAATTACTCATTAGAACACCAGGGCTATCAATTCTTTTATTAATATAACTATCACGATTATCATAATCATCATATTTAAGATAAATTCTAATCATTTTATAAAGCATATAACCTAAATATAATGCTTTTCTTCTATAATTCTTACTAGTATGAGGTAAGAAATCATTAATAATAGTTTCTTTTAAAATTTTGATAGCATTTGGAGAATTTTTATTAATTCCATTCATATTTTTAATGATATATTCTTCTGCTTGTTCTTGTGTATGAATATCACAAGCATCTTCGCAACATGCCATTAATTGTGAAATAATTTTTTTATTATCTTCATTGGAAATATCATAAACAATATGTTCTAAAATTTCTTTATCACTAATAATTCCTAATGCTCTAAACATGATGAAAACAGGAATTTCAGTTCTTAAAAATGAAGTATTTAATTTAATAGTTCTACCCATATGATTAGATTTACCAGTCATATTTAAACTAGTAGTTTTTGGTGGTAAATAACTGGCATCGCTCATAGAACGAATTTCAGCATAAATACCATCACTATTATTATTTGGACTAAATATTAATGTATCGTTTTCATTAATTCTATCTTGCATTATTAAAACTTTTTCATTACCATTAACAATAAAATATCCACCAAAATCATATCTACATTCATTATTATTTTTATCAGCAATTGCTGGTATTTGATTTAAAATACAAGCATTAGAACGAACCATAATAGGAATTTTACCAATAGCAATATTATTAACATATTTATCAATTTTACTAATAAAACCATCTTCATTCATAATTTCAATAATAATATGAACTTTGACATATAGAGAACTTGAATAAGTTAAATTATTCATTCTTGCTATATGAGGTGTCATAATAGTTTGAGTACCATCACCAAGTTGATAAGTTGGTTTTGTTAATGATGGTTGTAAAACATTAATAGAAATTTTTTGAATATTACTATCAATATCATTATTTTTAGTATTTGTATTTATTTTGATTGGATTAAAACCTGAAATAATTTGTGGTAAAGTTGTATTTATAAATTTATTATAACTATCAATTTGATGTTTAATTAGCGGATTGATTTCTTCTGTTGAGTTAGTTTTGAGATAATAACTATCAAGAATATCCCAACAGAAGTCATCTTTAAGTTGATCCATTAATTAATTATATGTTGTTTTATTGATTTAAATCATTTTTTTATGAGAAATATTTAAGGAAATAAAACCACTTTAATTGGGAATGTAAAATAGTATATTTATCATTTTCACCATTTATTAATTTAAATAAATTTGGATAAGATAAATATAAAGATATATATAAATTTTGGTCATTTCCTATAAATTTATTCATTTTTATATAATTTATCATAATTTTATTATAATATATATCAATAAATTCTAATAATAAATCTTTTTTACCAATAATAAATGAACCATATATAGAACCTTTCATATATTTAAATTTTTCATCATATGGATTTTTAAAATCATCATCAGTAAAATTACAATCAGCTTTAAACATATGAATTTTATCTTCATTTATTTTTGAAATATTTGGAAAATTTTTAAGATATAATTCAGGATATATACTATTACGAACACAACCAAAATCACACCAAGCATAATATGTAGAATTAAAAAAATTAAAATTAATTGCTTTTTTAATAAAATTTAATTTTTCATTCCATATTAAATATAAATCTATTGTATTATTTAATTTTTCAACATCTCTTTCTAAATCTGTATTAAGATAATCAATATATTTATACATATAAAAATCTTCAATATTTATTTTAATAATTCTGGTTTTTTCTTTTAATTCATTTGTTCGTAAAGAACAAATAAAATCATAATTTTCTTCATCTGTAAAAATTACAAGATTTTTATTTAAAAAAGGTAAAAAATTACTTCCCCAAAATTTATAAATATCTAAACTATTATATTTATTTTTTAAAGAAAAAAATGCTGAAACAATTGTTATATCAGTCATTTCTTATAAAAAGAATATATTAAAAATCCTTATATTTATTTTTATGGAACATATTTTTGAGTTGTTTTTCTTAATCTTCCACTTTGTGATACAGTAGTTATTTGTGGAACTATTGCTCGTGTTTTTGATGATTTACTTATTCCTCTTGAAGTTGATTTTCTTGAACTTTGTTTTACAGTTGGTAATTTTACTGCTTTTATTACTTTTTTTTTAATATTCATTTTTTCAAATGAACTCATAATTTTAGGATTTGAAAACATAATAACATGTCTGAGTAATCCATCATTATTATTTATAGAACATAATTTGGAAAATAATTCATAATATCCTTGTCTAATTATATCATCATCTACTGTATAATTTGTATATTCATCTAATGTAAGATTTAATATTTCATTATAAATATTTTTTTTAAAATATATCATATCTATAATTGCTCTATTTAAATCGGCATATCTATTTATAAAATTATAATATATTGGATCTTTAATAATTTTATTGAATGATGTTATATTCATTATAACACATATTTTATTATTTTTAATTTTTAATAAAAAATCCATTAATTTCAAATAATTAACATCTGTTTTATCAGATATTAATTTATCCAATTCACTTATAATTTCATCTATATTATTTATATATAATTTTGTTTGTGTTCCTCTATTATTTATCATATATAACTCTTTTATTTTATAAAATCGTATTATATCTTTTTCTACTTTTCCTGATGATATTCTCGCCAAAGCTCTATCATCGGTAGTATATGTTTTATAAAAATCCTCTAATAAAAATCTTAAACTCGCAACAGGAATACCATCTACAATCGTATAATAATAATCATAAAAATTATCAGTATCTTGAAGAA